AAATATATAGGAACGTATGTAGATTTTACTCAAGCTGATAGCACAGATCCAACAAAATACACTTGGAGTAAGATAATTGGTTCAGACGGAAAAGGTATTAAAACTATGACGGAACAATATTATTTATCAAATTCTAATACTTCATGTATCGGTGGTTCTTGGAGTACATCAATCCCAACATGGACAAAAGGTAAATATATTTGGATGAGATTGAAAATACAATGGACATATGATGGAACAACAATATATTCAACAACATATACTGATCCATACTTAGCCGAAGCATTAAATAATGCTAATGAAGAAATCGATATAATTAATAGTCAAATAAATAAATGGTTAAAATCAATTGATACATATTATGCTACATCTTTTATTGGTGAAACTCCAAAATTAACAGATTATACAACAAATAAACCCATTAATATTGGAGGTAAAGATATTTGGGTACGAAATATGTTACATTATAGTGATGGTAGTTATATTGATAGTACACCTATACGTATTTATACTAGTTCAGACAATAGTACACCAAATGTAACAATGAATTCTCAAAGTGAAACAGAATACAATTTTATATATAAAAATGGTGGTTATGAAAATACAAATCAGAATCAACATAGTACAATATGCCAATCAGATTTTGTTATTTATGGAGAAATTGGTAGAACTATAGCCATAATATATACTCAGGATTCAGAACTTAATTACGATTATTTACAGTTATTTATTAATGGTACACAAAAAGCTAATGCATCTGGTAAATCGTCTGGAGAATTTACATTTACATTATCTAGTAGTCCAATGACAATAACTGTAAAATATAAAAAAGATGGATCTGGAAATACTGGAACAGATACTGCACATTTTAATTTTGGATATTCTGCTAAAAAACCAACATCTATAGAAAATCAATATGTTTTATCGAACAGTCCAACATCATTATCTAGTACTAATTGGTCAACTGTACTACCATTACTAAATGATCCAACAAAATATTTATGGAAAAGAGAACGTATAACTTTTGACGGTTCGTCCATAGTAACTTGTGATCCGTATTTAGTAGGAGCTTGTTATGTTAATATATCTCAAACTTTAAAGGATATAGAAAAATCATTAAATACTACATTTGGAACAACAGTTAATGGTTGGGAAATGGCATTTGATATTTTAACTTCTAATATGACAGAATTTGGACGATATATTCGTTTTGAAAATGGTAATATAATATTAGGTGAAGAAGATAATGCTGTTACATTAAAAATAGAAAATGATATTATAGGCTTCTATCAATGGAATAACTTAGTTGCTTATTTATCTAATGGTGCTTTACAAGTAACAGAAGCTACTATTGGAACAAAGTTAAATCTTGGAAGTTATGAATTTGTTCCTGGTAAAAAGGGAAATTTAATATTTAGAAAGAAGGTGAATTAATGAGTCATTACTCTAGTTTAAAAACAGATTATAGAAATTCAGCAAGAGTTTCTAGTGGCATCACAACTATCAATTCAATAGATAGTTCCATATCATATAAAATGAAAGTTACATTTATAGCAGTACCACAGGATGTTGAAAAAGGACATTATTATATTAATCCAGTTCAAGTTAGTAATTATAATATAACTAATGATGATTATGGATATTTCTTTCCAATGTCTAGATTATATTGTATAATACAATTTCTAGATTCATCAAATTCACCAGTAAAGTACCTCAATAATAATGTTAAAATAAATGTCAGAGTTGGAAATAGTGATAAATATACATATTGTTGGGATAATAAATATTCAAATAATTATAAGAATGAAACATCATATCCTAATAGCATACTTATGGATTTTGGATGGAAATATCATAATCCTACTTCAGGTTCTAGAGGTTCCGAATCAACAAGAATTGAATTAGTATCTTCGGTTGCCAATGGATTAAATGGGTATACAACATCTACAACTGTATACTATAATACAATAGTGGTTCCTAGTTTACCAACTGTTAATTATCATAGTATTTTAATTCCATATACATCAGGAGCATCGTATGCTGATAATTTAATAATAAATATGAATCGTGTAGGAAGTTCTGTTACACATGATATATATGTTACTGTTATGGGAAGTGAATATTGTGAATTGTATAGAGGTAATGGAGATACTTATTACGTAGATAATTATAAATTAGCTAGTAATGTTTCAACTTCATACACTTGGACTAATTCATCGATGAGAAGTTTATTGATAAATGCTATCGATAATGTATCAAGAAAAGTACCATGCTATATAAAAGTAAATACAAAATATAATGGTCAAATTGTAGGAACAACGTATGTATGTGTTATAATGTATATACAAAATCATGATTTTGCTTTATATAGATATAAATTATCTACCGGTAAGACATTTCAAAACCAACCATTTTTTGGTGGTTATACTTATGGAAAACCAACCGCTAGTGGTGTTATTTGGAATAGTACTAATGGTAGCTATAAAATAGAATCTGCTCATATGAAATTAGATGGTGATGAAAGTAGCGAGTCTATTAATTCTAGCAGTTCGTCATATTCGTTTAGTGTTGCACATAGTTGGAATACTGTCCCAAATTATAGAGAACATGTTATGAATAATTCTAGATATTTACCTATAAAATACGTACGAGGATCTTTATGGGGAAAAAGATCAGATGGAAAAACTAGTACACATTCTATTTCTTATACAATATCAGAATATTCCAATCCATATTTAAATTATATTAATATATATAAAGTTGACGCTAATGATAATAGAGACGAAGAAGGTAATTATTGGCACATATCTTTTGATTCTTATATTTCATCAACTGAACATGGTGCATATGAATCTAATTGGGAAGTATATAATATGACACCTATGTATAATAATAATTATCAAACAGTCACTATGAAATATAAAAAATCAACAGAATCGAGTTGGAATAGTACAACTTTATATTCTACTTGTTATGATACTAATTGTGATTATGATAGAAGATATACAGGTAATACATTTGATCCCACATATATCTATAATATTGAAATAACAATAACAGATGCTTTTGGTAATTCTAGAACATATTCAAAAACAGTATCCCCATCGGATGTATTAATCGATTATAACGAAAGCGGACATAGTTTAAGTTTTGGTATGCCATCGCAAGCTGCTAACTCTGATCGTATATTAGAAACGAACCTTCCTATATATTTTACTACTGATACTAGTCATGGCGAATATATGACCAATCTATGTGAATTTTATCAACTCCCATATCATGGAATAATAAATCAACGTTCTGGAAATACTTCTAAATATACATGCATATTCTCTCAACAAAGAACTACTGATTATTATGGTAGTGATGAAATGTATAGTATAGTAACAAAAGATACTGATACATTTAATAATGCAGAATTTAGATTTAATACTAAATGGTCATATTTTATGATGACTCCTACTAAATTTAGAATAAATGCTAATACACAATATACTAATACCGGAGGAAATCTTTATTATTGTGATATAGCTCCTGGAAATACTTATATGAATTTTTATACTAATGCTAGTTATTACTATTTTGATAAAGAAATAAGAGTTAACGGTGATACTTTAGCTACTCAAAATTATGTATCAACATATGTGAATAATAATGCAGCAAAAGTAGTAGGTAATTTAAGTAGTTGGGGTGGAGTAATAAATTCTGGTAATCACTACGGGTGTGGTATTGGAGATAGTACAAATGGAAAATTACAATTTTGTGTAGGATATGATTCTGTATCTATAAGTGGAAAAGGAGTATTTACTAAATCTATTTCATTTTCAACTAGTTTCGGTTCTACGCCAGCTGTAGTTGCTGTTCCATGTTTAAGTTATAAAGATGGAAGTGGAAATAGTTATCCTGATTGGAAATGTGAATTATCGGTAACTAACGTTAATGGAAGTAGTTTTAATATTGCTGCTGCATGTTCTGGATGGAATGGAACTTTATATTTCGAATGGATTGCTATAGGTAAATGGTAAAAATATATTTTGGAGGTGATATGATGTTTAAAATTGAAGAAACAAACATTCAAATAACAAGAGGAGATACAGGAGTTATTTCTTTATTAGCAGAAGATTTAGAAGGTAGAGATCACATGTTTGATGTAGGTGATGTGATACGTATGAAAGTTTTCGAGAAGAAAAATTGTAGTAATATAGTATTACAAAAAATAGTAACAGTAGAAGAAAAATCTACATCAATTGATATTTTATTAACTTCTGAAGATACTAAAATAGGAGAAATAATAAATAAACCAGTTAATTATTGGTATGAGATAGAATTAAATCCAGATACAAATCCTCAAACTATTTTAGCATATGATGATGATGGGGCTAAAATATTCACATTATATCCTGAAGGTGGTGATATTAGTGAATAAGTATAGAGGAATGCTTATCGCTAAGCAAACACTAAAAGGGAAAATATACAGTGGAGTTATAAAAGAATATCCTGAATTAGAAAAGATATCTATCACTCCAACTGATGAACAACAGATCATTAGACCGTCTAAGTACGGCTTTAATGAGGTCGTTGTTGAACCTATTGATTTTGAACAAACTAATGAATATAAAGAATGCTTAACAGCTTCTAATAAAATATTAAATAAGGAGGAAATTGAAAATGAGTAAATTAAAAGAAAATTTACAAGCAATTGCTGTTGAAAAAGAAAAAATTAAATCTGGGGATTTTGTTAAGGGTGATTCTATATTTGGAATTACTGGTGAATTAGAAGATTGTAGAAATTCAGTTGAAGAAACTGATGAAAATATTAATAATGGTAGTAGATTAGTATATGTATCAACTACAAATCCTAAAGTTATACAAAATTGGAATAAAAGTAAAATAATATTAAGTGGTTTAATGAATAAAATAACAAAAACTGAAAATAACGAATCTATTAATATCGAAAAATGTGCTATAGACAAAACAGCTATAATTTCTTCTGAAATACCACAAACTGAATTAGCTAATGTTATAGAATTAACTGCTGAAAAATTAGTTAAAGGAAATACAGTATTAGGAATAGAAGGTACTGGTGAAACTAATATACCATTTGAAGAGGAACCGGAATATGATGAATGTTTAGAAATAGCAAATTCTATATTAGGTATTGTTAATATACCTAGTGAACCTGGCGAAAGCGGAACAGATGAACCAATAGAAAGTGTTCCAACACCATAAGAATATTTTTAAAAAAGTATATATTTATGAATAATTTAATAACTAAATTACAACAAATATTAGAAATAGGAGGTAATAAATAATGCATAATTTGAAAACTAAATTAGAACAAATATTAGAAGAAAAGAATAAATTAAATGCTGAAAATATGACTCAAGATATAAATGCTTTTGGTATACAAGGAGAGATTGAATTATTATCTGGAGATATTAATTTAATAAGTGGTGATTTATCAGTTGAAACTATTCAGGAACAGGAAAGAGGAGAAGTCCATTATATAAATTATCAACCAAAATACGATAAAAGAAAATTTATAAAAAATAAGCAAGATGCTATTGATATGCCTGGAGATGAATTACGTTTTAAAATAGATGAAAAATATATTGCTGAAATACTAAATATACAACCTGGACAAATATTAAACGGTAATACAATATTAGGTGTAAATGGTGATGGTACTGATTATATAGATCCATCTACTACTGAGGAATATAAGCAATGTATGGAATTAATGGATAATATTTTAGGAATTGATCAAGATCCTGTAAATGGCGGTATGACTGAAAACGATGTACAACCATAAGGAGGTAAACTATAATGAAAAAATTATTAGATAAGATAAAAATATTATTATCTGAAAAAAATAAATTAGATTCGTCATTTATACCGTCTAATAAAACAATATTTGGAATAAAAGGAGATGTAATTGATTGTACTGGTTTTGGACCAATGAACGCTGGTTTTAATGTTGATAGTGATAATCAAAACGACCCTAATGGTCTTAAAGTTTTTACAAATATACCAAGTGGTCTTGGACATAATTCCTTATTTGAAGGTCAACAACAATTATACGGTAGCATACCAAATCAACAAATAATAGATGCTACTAATATATCTTCAGATAAAATAAAAGAGGGTAATACTATATTTGGTATTAATGGTACTCTTAAATCTACTGATAAAAACGTATTTAATTCGATAACCATACCTAAAATAATTACAGATCCAGACGATAATTATAATGTGTATATGGACGAACCATATAAATTTATATTTCCAAAAAAAATATTTGATAATAATTTTTATTATACATTAATAAATTATCCAAATAAATGTATATTATATGCTACGTGTATTGGTAATATCGATATAACTCAAAAAAATGAAAATACATTTAATTTAAATGCTATGGATACTGTAGAATATCATTTACAGAAAAACGGAAATGATATAAGTTTAGATAAATTTATATTAGAATTATCTACTGAAGACGTATATGATTTACAAAATAATTATACATGGACTGATGGTATATATTATCAGAATTATGTTGATTTTACACCTATAGAATTTACAATATCAGATAATACTACATTATATACAAATTGCGGCGTTATCGGTTTGAATAATACTGTTGAATACGAACAAGTTTCTCCAGAAACGTATACTCCACAAGAAGCTTATGTTGTAAGACAAGATGGAACTTATTATACTGGTAATTTAAAAGAGGTAAAAAATGGAGAATCTATAACCGTTATAAATACTCATATAACAAAAACGGAAGAATCTGTAGATGTAAATGTAAAAGGATTATTAGCAAATAAACTTTATAGATTAGGATCAAAAATAAATATACCAAACAATATATTAGCTAATAAATTAGAATTAGATCCATCTAATATTAAATCTGGAGAATCTATATTAGGTATACAAGGAACTTTAGAACCAGGAATAGACACATCTGATGCTGATGCTACAGCTAATAATATAGAACAAGGAAAAACAGCATATGTAAATGGTAATAAAATAATTGGTAATATAAACACTATTACGAGTAGTTTATATTTTTCAAATTGTAAAACTAATGATTTATCTGTTGGGTATATTAATTTTATATTAGAAAAGACATTAACTTCAGATACGTTATTTAAAAAGAATTCATTAGTAAAATTAGGTATTAGTACAACTAATCTAAGATCAAAAATAGGTCTAACTTCTTCCAAAATTAAAAAGGGGGAAACAATTTTGGGACTAACTGGTACTTACGAAGGTGCAAAACTCCCATTCAATTATGTCGAAAATGTTTCAGAATTAGATAATAAATTAAATAAACAAGTTGGTGATTTTGGTTTGGTTTATTCTAATATTAAAAGTAATATATTACCAGAATCCATATTTGATAAAATATATTTATCAGATGATTTATATTTACCTGATTATAAAAATATACTAGATAATGAAGGCGGAGAATATGGAATGATGCAATATCAATTTTATAAAAATGGTTCTGAATATACTTCTGATGATGTTTTATTATCTATAACATGTATTGATAGACAAATAATTATGACTTATTATTATGAAAAAAATCCAATTAATATTATATATAGATCTTATGATGGTTCATTTTTTACAAAACAATCTGTTGGAAATAATATAGTTTGTTTAGAAGATTTTGTAGGATGTAATGATCCATACAATTTATTTAGTTCTTTATATTCTGAAATAATACAAGAAGTTAAAATAGAATGTAAACCTAAAATATGTAAACTAATATCAGATAAAACAAAAATTAGATTCGGATCTATTAATGCTATTTATATTGATGCAACATACGATTTACCAATATTAGATAATAGTGGTGATGATAATGTTTATACTATAGAATCTATACAAAATGTTATAAATCGTTTATTAAATGATACTAGTATTAACATAGTTAACAGGGAAAAAGCAATAGTTAATATATTTAAATCAACAACTAATACTTTATATGCTATATTATGTAGAAAATCAGGTACGTCTACAAGTTATGTTGATGCTGGTGTATTAATGGATACATTTTCTATGGATGCATATAAAATAGGATTTTTTGATATATCTAATATAAATTATTTAGAACAACAATTACAAATATTTTCATTAGATCCAGAAAATACAGACTTTCCATATAGCCAGATAAATTATAATAAATCATCTGTATCTTATGATTCAAATAACCATACAATAATTATAGATATATCTAACCATAATGGAATACAACAATTAGATTCTGTTATTTATTCAATAAGAAATACAAATGATATAATGAATGGTATACGTTGTGATTACATTAAAGATATAAATACAGATGGACAATTAAAAAGTTCTATAAGTATACAAAATACTATATATAAAACAGATTTAAAATATGTAGATTTATAATAAAAACATTTACGAAAGGAGAATCATAATATGACAAACGAACAATTAACCGAAAAAGTTATGGAAATAGAAACTCATAATGCTAAATGTGATGCTGAACATAAACGATATGAAATGACATTTAAAGAAATTCAAGAAGATATAAAAGCTACTAAACAATTAGCAGAAGATGTACATATTATGGCGATTAATATGCAACAACTACAAAAAACACAAGAAGATATGAGTAAAAAAGTAGATGCTCTTACTTCTAAAGAATTTGTAGAATATAAAGAAAATAGAAAAGCTATAAAGAGTCAGATAATTTCTATTATTGTTGGATCAGTTGGTACTATGGTATTAGGTTTTATAAGTTGGCTTTTTATGACATTTATATCTAAAGGAGGTATATAATCATGTCGAATAAAGTTTATGATATTTTGAAATTTATAGCTCAAATTGTTCTACCAGCATGTGCTACTCTAGTTATCACTATTTGTGGTATCTGGGGTTTGCCTTATGGTGAACAAATAAGTGCTACAATAATGGCAGTGGATACTTTTCTAGGTGCTATACTTATGCTTTCTAGTGCAAAATACAGAAAGGAGAATAATTAATATGGAAGAAGAAAATGCAAACATTGAAGCTATTGAAGATGTAGATTTGATGAATCTACGTAAATATGAAGATGAGGAGGAAAATTAATATGGCTTATAAAGGACCCGATATCTCTGCTTGGCAGGGAAATATTGATATTAAAGCTCTAGCACCTCAAGTAGATTTCTTTATATTTAGAGGATATGCTGGAAGATCAAAAGATAGTAAAGTAGATAGAGATGTTAATCTAGCTATAGAATGTGGTAAACCTTATGGTCTTTATATTTACTCATATGCATTAAATACTACTCAAGCTAGAGAAGAAGCTCAAAGACTTATTACTTTAGCTAATTCATATTCTGTAAAACCATCTTTCTTATGTATTGACATGGAAGATGCAGACGGATATAAAAGAAAGAATGGAATGCCTTCTAATCAGGTATTAAAAGATATTTGTACTGTAGAAGGGGAAATGTTCGAACAACATGGATATTACGCAATGGTTTATGCTAGTTCAAGTTGGTTTAAGAATCAATTAGCTGGATTAACTAGATTCGACAAATGGGTTGCTCACTGGCCAACATCTGGTGGTAAACAAAAAGGTAACGCTACAAGTCCAGATGGAGAAAATGCTAATAATTGTGGTATATGGCAATTCACATCTGAAGGTAAATTAAATGGATATTCTGGAAATCTAGATATGAACTACGCATATAAAGATTTCGTATTAGGTAAACAAGTTAATACTACTCCAGTAGTAAATCCAGAACCACCTAAAGTAGAATCTGTAAATAGTTATACAGTTCAAAGAGGAGATTGTTTATCTAAGATAGGAAATAATCTTGGTGTTAATTGGAAAGATATTGCTACAGCAAATGGAATCTCTAGTCCGTATGTAATTTATGTTGGACAGACTTTAATAATTCCTGGACAAACACAATCACAACCAGCTCCAGCACCACAACCTAAACCTACTCCAAGTGGTGTACAGACGTATACTGTAAAGAGCGGTGATACTTTAAGTGGTATTGCTAGTAAGTTTGGAACTACTTACCAAAAGATTGCTTCTGATAATAATATTGCTAATCCAAACATTATACATCCTGGACAAGTATTAAATATTTATGGATCACAACAATCTACTCAAACTAATAATACTGGTAAAGAATATGTTGTTAAATCAGGTGATACATTATCTGCTATAGCATCTAGATATGGAACCACATATCAAAAGATAGCAAAAGATAATAATATTGCTAATCCAAACATTATACATCCAGGTCAAAAATTAATTATATATTAATAAAAGGTTTAAAAGGGAGTGAAAAACTCATTCCCTTTTTGTTTTTCTCAAAAATAAGGCATTTTTTCAAAAGTGATGAAAAAACGACGCTCTAGAATCGATTTTAAGACGTTTTAAAAAAGTAGGTGGTATAATTTGTTGTCTAGAGGGGGTAAATTGAAATATGAGGATGTTAGAGGCCTATACGTTGAAATGGCCTATTTTTGGGTATTTTTTGACCTATTTTACGCGTATTTTACATATATTATTATAGAATAGTATAAAAAAGGAGTGATTATTATGGATAAGTATAAGATTGTAGGATTGATGATAATAGGAGGAACTATTGCTGGATATTTATACATTGTAAATAAAGTTATAAATATTAATAATGGTATTCCAACTAGAAGTCAATTAAAGGAATTGAAACTTAAAAGAGATATCGCAAATAATTATAATGAAGCTGTAAAGTCAATATTAACAGTAGAAGAAGAAACTAATGAAGAGTCTAAATAAGGCTCTTTTATTTTTCGCGTATTTTACATATATTATTATAGAGAGGTGATAAATATGAGTGATAATAAACTACTAGGTATAATCGTAGGAGGATTTTTTGGATTATGCGGGTTAGCAATATTAGCTAATTATCATAGTACAAAAAGACAATACGATATAATTAAATATGCAGTTGATAAAGGAGCTCAATTAAAATTATCAAAGAAGGGATAATACATATCCTTTCTATTTTTCGCGTAATCTACATATACTATAATAGAAGGAGATGATATTTATGGGAAAATTTATATTTGGATTTGTAAGTGGTCTATGTACTATGGCTGCATGTAGACATGCATACAATAAGGGACGTAATGACCAGCTTAAAGAAATCAAAGATAATTTTAAGAACATGAAGATAGAAAAAAATATATACAAAATATTTAATAAGGAGTCTGAAACATAGACTCTTTGTCTTTCCGCGAAAAAATCATCACCTATAATGAGAGAGTATAAAAGTGAACATAAGAAAGTTAAATTTGTAAGATGCGATACGACTATGCTTGGTTGAGTAGATAACTCAGCACAAGAGGAAACACATCATTGCACACTCTCTTTTATATTTTAAAGAAAGGAGGAATCTATATGATTGAAGATGCGAAAAACTTAAGTCTAAATCCGAAGGAATTCGAAGAGTACTTAGTTGACACTTATGAAGAGAATATAATGGAACATAGAGGAATACATTATATTTTCAGATTTCCGAATGGTTATGGAGCATCGATTGTAAAAATGTATGGTTCATACGGTTGGGATCAAGATAACTGGGAATTAGCAGTTATATTATTTGAAGAAGAGACAGATACTCTTAAAACTACAGAATGGATAGTAGTATATCCAAAACAAATAGTATCACAAGGTTGTACTATAGGAAATCAAACAGATGAAGATATAGTAGATTTATTAAGAAAAATAAAGGAGTTGTAAATTATGGCTAGATATCGCATAACAGGTAAATTACCTAAAAATATTAAATTAGATGAAGGTTTAAACAAAATTGAAAATGGAATAGCAACAAAAATAATTAATAAAATTGAACATATAGATGTTATAGTAGATTTATCTATAGCTGAAACAATGGTTATAAGAGGTAAAATATTAGAAATTAATAAAAAATATGGTACAAAATTTGTAATGTCTAAAATGTTAATTCAATAACGCGAAAATTACATAGGTTATTATAGAAAGATAATAAGGAGGTAATTAATATGTCAAATTTAGTAAAAGTTATAGGTTTATATTTAGTTGCAGGAGTTGCGATGGAAGTCGGTATGGGCTTAGGTCGTAAACTAGTAAACAAAGTAAACAAAATTAATATTACAGAGAATGACAAAGGTAAAGTTATCGAAATTTATAATTAACATTATAAATCCCCACTGAAGGAAATTAAGAAATTAGTTTCCTTTTTATTTTTAGAAAGGAGGATAATCATGGTATGGATATTTTTTATAGTAGGTTTTATTATAGGTTTTATAATAAACTATAAAAAGACTGCCTACGGATATATCGATGTAGACCCCCATACAGAACAAGTTAGGATACATTTGAATCCTGGAGATTTGAATCACAAAAGATTAAAACGAGTAGTTTTAAAAGTAAATCATGATAAACACATTTCGCGAGAAGATCATTTGCTTTAATGAGAAGGTGTTTATACAATAAAATATATAGGAGGTATGTAACATGCATAAAACTAGAGAAGCTTTATGGAGTGATTATGACTATGTTAGCGGTCAAATTAAAAGTCTAACTGTTGAAGATGAGAAATATGAGATGATGCTCAGAGAAAGAGACAATATTAGGAATCAATTGTTAAAACTTGAACAAATTGAATCTGAGAAAAAGATAAATGATTCACAGATTGAAACTGATTTAAGAAAAGATACAATTAGGAACGTAATAAGTGTTTTTACTTTTGGGGTATCGACGATAGTATCCATTTGTTCGATAGCGAAGACGTTCAAATTTGATCAAAACTCGTCAGTAACCAGCACATTAGGGCGTAATATTTTAAATGGTGTCATACCCAAAGGTAATAGAAGGTAATACACGCTATCTCAAAAGTATTGTACTAGTAACATAGTACTTTACTTTTTTGTTTTAGATAAATATTAAAGAAAGGAGAATTATATTCATGAATAAGACGCAAATATTATTAAAACGTTATTCACCATTAGTTTTAACTTCAGTTAGTGTTATAGGAGTTATTGCTACAACTGCTTTAGGAATAAAAGCAACACCAAAGGCTGTAAATTTAATTAAAAAGGCAGAACGAGAAAAAGGTTCTAAATTAGATATTAAAGAAACAGTCAAAGTAGCATGGAAACCTTATATACCTACAGCTATAAGTTGTGTAGGTACAATATCTTGTATATTAGGTATGTACTTCTTAAATGGTAGATCTCAAGCATCTTTAGCATCTGCATATATGACTTTAGAAAATATGCATAAACAATATGTAGAGAAAACTAAAGAATTATACGGAGAAGATGCAGATGATAGAATAAAAGAAGCAATTGTTAGAGATGTTCCATATGAATATTCGTCATTAGGTAATAATACACAACTATTTTTTGATTATCAATCTGCGAGATATTTTGAAAGTACATTCGATAAAGTATTAGCTGCTGAAAATTCATTAAATGCTGAATTTGCGGCTAGTGGTTGTGTTACTGTTAATGAATATTACAGACGTTTGGGTCTAAAAGGCACAATGGAAGGTGAAGATACTGGATGGTATGCGCCTGGTGATTATTATGAAATAGAATTCGAGCATCAGAGAGTTATAATTGATGATGGATTAGAATGTTTCATAATAGTTATGACTACGGATCCAGGAATTATACATTTTTAGATTCGCGAGAATAACTAGTCCTATAATAGACATGAAAGGAGGCATTTACATGAATAGAACTGTAATAAATGTTGTTAAAATAGGAAGTCTTGTCTTTACGGTCCTAGGAACTATAGGATCAGCATGGGCAGGATCACAAGAAAACAAAGTTTTGTTACAAGATATGGTAAATAACCATTTCAAAAACAATTAATAAGGAAGATAAACGTCTTCCTTTATATTTTTAGAAAGGAGAATATTATGAACCAAAAGATTACAAACTTCTTTAAAAGTTCAAGAACATTTTTAGGAAAACATAGTCCTGAAATACTTACGGGTATTGGTATATGTGGTATGATATCTACTGTAGTACTTGCTGTTAAAGCCACACCAAAAGCTTTAGAATTAATTGAAACAGAAGAGTACGAACGAAAAGAGAAATTAGAACCTCTTGAAGTAGTCAAGGTAGCTTGGAAACCTTATATCCCAGCTGTAGGTATAGGTATTGGATCAATAGCTTGTATAGTTGGTGCTAGTGCTGTAAATTATAAAAGAAATGCAGCTTTAGGAGCAGCTTATGCTATATCTGAAAGAACATTATTGAGATATAGAGATAAAGTTATTGATACAATAGGAGAGAAAAAAGAAAGAGAGATTAGAGGAAAAGCAGCACAGGAAGCTGTTGATAATAATAAAATAACTAATCAATCTATTATTGTTACATCAAAAGGTAATACTTTGTGTATGGACACTATATCTGGTAGATATTTTAGATCAGATATAGAAACTATCAAACAAACTATTAATAAAATTAATAGACGTCTTGTGTATGACCAATATATTTCATTAAATGAGTTTTATTGGGAATTAGGACTTGAAGGTATTAAAGATGGTGGACTTCTTGGGTGGAATTTATCTCAAGGTCTATTAGAACCATCATTTAGTACTTGTCTTACAGAAGACGATCAGCCATGTATTGTTATGGATTTATATATTAGTCCAAAATATGATTTTGACAAATTATTATAATTCGCGTAATAAACATGACCTATAATAGAGTACTATATAATAGTAAAATTAAAATAAGAAAGGAGTTGTTACTCATGGAAGAAAATATGGTAACAGAAATTAACGAAGGAGTAGCTAATGAAATAGTAGCCCCAACTACAAATGGAGGTAATGTACTTATGAAAGTTGGAGTTGCAGCAGGAGCTGTAGCTTTAATTGGAGGTATTGTATGTTTAATCAAACGTAGAAAGAAAGCTAAAAAAGCAGAAGTTACAGAAGTTGAATATTCTGAAGTAGAAGTTGAGACAACTGAAAATGAAGAATAGTACTTACTATAAATAAGAGGTATCAAACAGATACTTCTTTTATTTTTATTTTAGAAAGGAGAATTAACAGTGGACAACTACAAACCAAATTCGGATGCTTTAAAAGAGCAAAGATCAAGAGTAAGACCTGAAGAAAAAAAGGTTGAGAAAGTAGTTACCGGGGTTGTTAAGACTAAAAAGAAAAGTAAAATTAACAATTTTATGGGTAATATTATATCTGAAGATGCAAAGAGTGTTAAATCTTATGTCTTTGGAGAAGTACTTATACCAGCAATAAAGAAAGCTATATCTGATATTGTTACAGACGGTATTGATATTATTCTTTATGGTGAATCTAGAGGTAGAAATAAACGTTCTACTGCAGATAGAGTATCATATAGAAATTATTATGATGATAGAGGTTCAAGACCTAGAATGAATGAACGACAAGCAATTATGGCTGGAAGTTATTCATATGATGACATTATATTATCTAGTAGAGGAGAAGCAGAAGATGTTTTAGCTCGAATGGATGAATTAATGGATACTTATGGTTTAGTACGTGTAGCAGATTTGTATGATTTAGTTGGTATAACTGGAAATTATACAGATAACAAATATGGATGGACAAATATTAGAAATGCAGATATTATAAGAGTACGTGATGGGTATATGATAAAAATGCCTAGAGCTGTACCAATAGATTAATTAATAGGAGGAAATAAAAGTTATGAAAACAGAAATAACAACAAAAGCTAGCAGACTTGTAAGTAATATTGGTTTCAGTTTAAAAAAACATAGTCCTACAATATTTATGGGATTAGGTATTGTTGGAACAGTAGCAAGTACTGTTATTGCTTGTAAAGCAACTACTAAAATTGGTAGTATAATTGAAGAAAAGAATAAAACAATTAATGATATTCATGAAGTATTAGCAGATCCCGAAATGAAGGATAAATATACAGAAGAAGATAGTAAAAAAGATCTTACAATAGTATACACACAAACAGGTATTAAATTATTAAAATTATATGCCCCAGCAATAGCTTTAGGTACCTTATCTATAGCAAGTATTATAATGGGACAAAGAATATTGAATAAAAGAAATGCAGCTTTAGCATCAGCATATATGGCTGTAGACCAAGGATTCAAACGTTATAGAAAAAATGTTGTTGAAAAATTTGGTGAACAAGTTGATAAAGAATTAAGATATAATATTAAAGCAAAAACTATTGAAGATCCCAATAAAAAAGGTAAAGATAAAACAGAAGAAGTATTAGTAGTAGAAAATCCAAACGACGAAATAAGTGAATACGCTAAATTCTTTGATGAAAACACAAGTTCAGAGTATCAAAAAGATCCAGAATATAATTTAATGTTCTTAAGAAGACAGCAAGATTGGGCAAATGAAAAACTTAAGAATAAAGGTCATTTGTTCTTAAATGAAGTATATGATATGTTAGGTATACCTAGAACAAAAGCAGGTCAAATAGTTGGATGGTTGTATGATCCAAAAAATAAAGATACTGATAGTTATGTAAGTTTTGGTATATATGATCCATCAAAAGAATTAAATAGAAGATTTGTTGGAGGTTTGGAACGTACTATATTATTAGACTTTAATGTAGACGGTCCAATCTATGAAAGTATTTGAGGAGGTCTTAATTCTCCTCGTTCAGGAGATTGGTTTAGAGATAGTTTAGATTTCCCAGTTTGGGAGAAAGGAGAATATTATGAATAAACTATTTATATTTATAGCTGGTGCTGGTATAGGTGCTGGTACAGCTTGGTATTTTACTAAAAAGAAATATGAAAAAATAGCAGATGAAGAAATAGAATCTGTTAAAGAACACTTTGAAAGAAGAAAAAAAGATATGCAAAGCACTATAGATTTATATAGATCAAGTGTAGAAGACCATATTGAAGGTAAAACCTTTGAAGATTTAGCAAAGGAGAAAGAAATGAAAAAAGTTGTATCTATTGAAAAGAAAGGTCCTGCTTTTGAACCAGGTGAAGATACAGACGATAAAGAGGAAGAAGCAGAGCTGACTACAAACAAAAATATTATAGATAATTTAAATTATGCAACTGGAATTGATACCGGAGATGGAGAAGATTATACAGTACCAGCAACTGTTGGAAAAGACGGAGTAGCACCATTTGTTATAACAGAAGATGAATATGGAGAATTAGATTATGAAGAAAAAACATTATTATATTATAGAGATTCTGTATTAGCAGATGATGAAGATATAATGGTAGATGATCCATTCACAACTGTTGGTGATGCATTAGACCAATTTGATAGAGATCCATATTTAGAATGTTTATATGTTCGTGATGAAGAAAATGAGATAGATTATACAATTCTTAAGTCAGAAAAGAATTATACTGATTTAATTAAGGAGGATAAATAATGCAATCTCGTGAAGATCAGGTTAAAAATAAATATTTTGAATGGCTGTATAATTATGTTTGTAAAGGTAGAACAAATAGTCGAGTTTCATATAGAAAATTATTTATGGCATTACACGATACTACTTTTGACTTTTATATTCGTAATGATATGAATAGAGCCATTGATGGTACAGACCTGAGATATCGATTTGCTGCTATTATGGGTGACGAATCTATAGCAAACATATTAGATGATCCATGTACAGTTCTAGAAATGATATTAGCATTATCCATACGTTGTGAAGAAACAATTATGGATGACCCAGCATATGGTGATAGAACGAGTCAATGGTTTTGGAATATGATGTCAAATTTAGGATTAAGTATGATGACAGATGAAAAATTTAATAGAGATTATGTAAATAAAGTTATATATAACTTCTTAGAAAGAAATTATGATCCAGATGGTAAAGGTGGATTATTTTATATAAGGAATGTTAAAGCCGATTTACGTAATATAGAGATATGGACGCAATTATGTTGGTATTTAGACAACTTTGCGTAGAAAGGAGGATAAAATGTTAGAACTATTATTAGGTGGAATAGCTCATAATAGTTTGAAGATAGATGCTGTTGCTAGTTATGTTAAGAAATTAGGTAGTACAGTTAGTCTTCAATTAGTAGGAGGCGCTTTGATTGGTATAACATTAATTAAAGTGATTAGAGAACAAAATGCTAGAATAGATAATATAGAAGCAAGGATAATTGAAATAAAATCGAAAGGAGAATAGTTATGGTGGATTTCTTAATGATGTCAACACGTAATACAAAAAATGGTGTTGAAATATATCCGAAATTTAAACTATATCCTAAACCTAAAGATCTAATGATCCGAGGGGGAGATTTTTATGCAGTATGGTTAGAAGATGTAGGCTTATGGTCTACAAACGAAGATGATGTATTATCTATTATTGATAATGAATTACGAATATTTGGTGAAAAGTATAAAGAAAAACACGAAGACGCTCACATACAAGTATTATATATGTGGGATGCTAGCAATGGAATGATTGATCATTGGCATAAATATTGTCAGAAACAAATGAGAGATTCATTCAAGATGTTAGATGAAAATTTGATATTTTCGAATACAGACGCTTGCAAAGAAAATTATGCAAGTAAAAAACTAAATTATCCATTAGAAAAAGGAAATATTGATTCATATGATAAACTAATAAGTGTTTTATATTCTGAAGAAGAAAGACATAAAATAGAATGGGCAATCGGAAGTATTGTAACTGGAGAATCTAAACAGCTGCAGAAGTTTATGGTTCTTTATGGTGCATCAGGAACAGGTAAATCTACTATATTAAATATTATACAACAATTATTTGATGGATATTACTCTGTATTTGATGCAAAAGCACTAGGTATGGCAAATGCTTCGTTTGCACTTGAACCTTTTAAGACTAACCCATTAGTTGCTATACAACATGATGGAGATTTATCAAGAATAGAGGATAACACAAGACTAAATAGTTTAGTATCACATGAACTTATGACTGTAAATGAGAAATTTAAATCTGCATATGCTAATAGATTTAAATGTTTCTTATTTATGGGTACAAATAAACCAGTACGTATAACTGATTCGAAGTCAGGTATTATAAGAAGACTTATTGACGTAAGTCCTACTGGTAATAAATTAAGTTCTGCTGAATATAGACGTCTAGTAAAAAACATACCTTTTGAACTAGGTGCTATAGCATGGCATTGTAAAGAAGTTTATGAAGAAGATCCAGACTATTATAATGATTATATACCTATAAGTATGTTAGATGAATCAAATGATTTCTATAACTTTATGGTAGATGTTTATCATATATTTAAAAAGAATGATAGTACTACATTAAAAGTAGCATGGGAAATGTATAAAAACTACTGTGAAGATGCAAGAGTTCCATACCCATTACCTCAAAGAGCTTTTAAAGCAGAATTAAAAACATATTTTAAAGAGCATTATGACAGATATAAATCTGAAGATGGTACCACTTTAAGTAATTATTTTGTAGGATTTAATACTGGTATATTTGAAAAACAGGAACCAGATAAACCTATTAAAAAAGAAACTAGTAGAACTTATGAAATAGAATTTAAAGAACAAGATTCTATATTTGACAAAGAATGTGAAGATTGTTTAGCTCAATATGCTACTACATCTGAAACCCCAAGTAAAAAATGGGATAATGTACGTACTAAACTTAAGAAATTAAATACTTCAAAAATTCATTATGTAAAAATACCTGAAAACCATATTGTAATAGATTTTGATATTAAGGATGAGAATGGTAACAAATCTTATGAAAAGAATTTAGAAGCTGCTAGTAAATGGCCAGCTACTTACGCTGAATTAAGTAAAAGTGGAAGTGGAATTCATTTACATTATATTTTTAACGGAGATGTTACCAGACTTAGTAGGGTGTATGCTGACAGTATCGAAATTAAAGTATTTACTGGTAAGAGTTCACTTAGAAGGAGGCTAACTAAGTGTAACAATCTACCAATTAAAACTATTAGCTCTGGTTTACCTATGAAAGGAGAAAAAAATATGGTAAGCGATAATGTTATAAAAAGCGAAATAGGTATTAGAAAAATGATTCAAAGAAATCTCAATAAAGAAATTCATCCAGGAACTAAACCTAGTATAGATTTTATATATAAGATCTTAGAAGACGCTTACGAAAGAGGTTTGAAATATGATGTTTCAGACATGAAAAATGAAATATATGCCTTTGCTATGAATAGCACAAACCAATCTGATTATTGTGTTAAACTTGTAGGTAAGATGCACTTCAAATCCGAAGAACCATCAGAGGCAATAGATTCAAAGAATGAACAAATAGTGTTCTATGATATTGAAGTATTTCCTAATTTATTATTAGTAAATTGGAAGATACAAGGAGAAGGACATAATATTGTTAGAATGATCAATCCTACTCCACAAGATATTGAAGAATTAATTAGATATCGTTTAGTTGGATTTAACTGTAGACGATATGATAATCATATAATATATGCAAGACTTATGGGATATTCTAATGAACAATTGTATAATTTATCTCAAAGAATAATAAATGGGGAAAAGAATGCTTTCTTTGGCGAAGCTTATAATTTATCTTACACAGATATTTATGATTTTGCTTCAGCTGGAAATAAAAAGTCTCTTAAAAAGTTAGAAATTGAGATGGGTATACATCATAAAGAATTAGGATTACCATGGGACCAACCAGTACCAGAAGATAAATGGATTGAAGTTGCTGAATATTGTGATAATGATGTTATTGCCACAGAAGCGGCTTGGGATTATTTATCAGCTGACTGGACAGCAAGACAAATTCTAGCAGATTTAGCAGGAATGTCTGTAAATGATACAACAAATACATTAACCACCAAAATTATATTTGGAAATGAAAAGAAACCACAAGGACAATTTATCTGGAGAGATATGTCTCAACCAGTTAAAGAACTATCAGAAGATGTTATGGATTTCTTAAAAGAAGCATGTCCAGATATGATGAAACAAACACATGGCAAGGATAAAAGTTTACTTCCATATTTTCCAGGTTATAAATTTGAGAATGGTGTGTCAACTTATAGAGGAGAAGAAGTAGGTGAAGGTGGTTATGTATATGCTGAACCAGGAATACATTGTAATGTCGCATTATTAGATATTGCTTCAATGCATCCACATAGTGATATTGCTGAATGTTTGTTTGGACCCAACTACACAAGACGATTTAGAGATATTGTAGAAGGTAGGGTTAATATTAAACATGAAGACTGGAATGCTGTAAATAATATGCTAGATGGTAAATTAACCCCATATGTACAAAAAGTAATAAATGGAGAAATGACATCTAAACAATTGGCGAATGCATTAAAGACAGCTATAAACTCTGTATATGGCCTAACTGCTGCAAACTTTGATAATCCATTTAGAGATATTAGAAATAAAGATAATATTGTAGCTAAACGTGGTGCTTTATTTATGGTTGATTTAAAACATGAAGTACAAGAAAGAGGTTTTACAGTTGCACATATTAAGACAGATTCTATTAAGATACCTAATGCCACACCAGAAATCATACAATTTGTTATGGATTTTGGTAAGAAGTATGGCTATACATTTGAACATGAGGCTACATACGATAGAATGTGTTTAGTAAATGATGCAGTTTATATTTGTAAATATGATGACAGTCATTGGGATGCTACTGGTACTCAATTCCAGATTCCTTATGTATTTAAGACATTATTTAGTAAAGAACCTATCAAATTTGAAGATATGTGTGAAACCAAATCTGTTACTTCGGCTTTATATTTGGATATGAACGAAAATTTACCAGATGTATCCGAATACGAAAAAACTTTACAAAAATTTAGGCAACAATATAATAAAGGTGCTATAAGTGATCAAGAATTTATTGATGTATCTAAATCTTTAAAAGAAGAAATAGATAAAGGACACGATTATCATTTTGTTGGAAAAGTTGGTAACTTCTGTCCAATACTACCGGGTAAAGGTGGAGGATTACTTACAAGAGAAAAAGATGGAATGTATTATGCTGCCACTGGATCAAAAGGATATAGGTGGTTAGAATCTGAAATGATAAGGGGTACAAACGAGAAATATGTAGATAGATCATATTACAATAAACTTGTTGATGATGCAGTTGATACTATATCTCAATATGGTGACTTTGAATGGTTTGTATCTGATGATCCATATCCAGAAGACGATTTAGAACATGCTGGAAGACCAGTAAATCATGTACCTTGTGGCGATGGTAAGTACGAAACATGTTTCGATTGTCCGCATTTTGATAGTGATGAATGTTCAATGGGTTATAATTTGTCTAGATACATAATTAACACTGAGAGAGATAATGATGGAAACATAAAAAGTATAGGATTACGAAAGAAATAACGCGAATAATACATATCATTATATAGGAGGTGTTAAAAATGAATATTTTAAAAAAGAGTAAAGAAATCTGGAATAAACATAAGGTAGAAATCTTATTATTTGGTGGCTCATTTATAGTTGGATCTATAGCCAGTGTTACATTATATAAAACAGGTCAAATTAGTGGAGCACGTAAAGGATTTACAGCTTGTAATGATGTATTTAATGATATGATTGAAGGTACTTTAAAACAAAATCCAGAACTAGAAGAAAAATTTACAAAAGGTTTTGCTAACGCTATAAAAGATAATATTAAAAATGGTAAAATTAAAGTTCATAATGATGGAACTTTAAGGTGTAAGTTTAAGGTGTAGTCATACACCTTTGCATTTTTCAAAAATATTAAAAGAAAGAGGTTTAAAAAGATTATGAAAATTAAAGATCGTGGAGGTATCCTTGAAATAGAGGATGCAAGAATTATTTATAGAAATTTTGCAGGGGTAGGAAGTAAATATAATAGAGAAGGAGATAGAAACTTTGCTGTTATAATTCCTAACGAAGAACTTAAAGAACAGTTAGTACAAGCAGGATGGTCTGTTAAAATTAAGCCGCCTAGAGATGAAGATGAATCACCGTTTATGTATCTTCCGGTTAAAGTTAAATTTAACTCAAGAGGACCTGGTGTTTACGTAGTTTCTGGTGGAAATGTACAAAAATTAGATGAAGAATCAATTGGAATGTTGGATGAAATAGATATATTAAGTGTGGATATGGACTTAAGACCTTATGATTGGGAAGTTAATGGTAAACAAGGACGTTCTGCATATTTACAAGCTATCAATGTTACACAAAACATAGATAGATTCGGCGCTAAATATTTTGCCGACGAGTTACCTCACTAGAAGTTGGGTCCATACGGGCCCTCTTTAATTTATATTTGAAAGGAGACATATGATTATGTCAGATGAAAAAGTAGATATAGATATTAAATTAAGACCTGCTGATAGGATAGCTGAATTAATAAACTCAACACATGTAACATATTCTGATACAGTAGATCTTATGTTAGCTGAAACATTTAGTGAAAAATTAGTAGCTGAATATTTTCAATTAAAAATAAGATATGACGAGTTAAATAAAATGATATTAAAAATAGAAGCTGGTACTGCCAACTTTGAGATTAACACAAAATTAAATACTTTAAAAGAACAATTATATCATATGAATGAGTATATGAAATTGCTTAGATTAAGAGCGGAATTAGAACACATAGATTTAGATCCATTGACTCAAGATCCTAATGCTATATCGGATCTACCTAAAATAGTAGAACCTTCTGAAGAAAATAAAGAACAAGAGAAAGGAGAAGTTAATAATGAGCCAACAATATGATGAGTATTTAGTACAACATAAAAATGGTGTGTATCAAGCATTTGAATGGATGAAAAAAAACATACCAGAAATTTTTGGAGATGATGGAATTATATCTGAAATAGATTATCTTATTAAATTCGGTCACGATGGATCTAAAAGTAGTCCTGAAGAATATGCTGCTTATGATGCATATTTTTATGGTAGAAATAGATCACATCAAGTAGTACATGATTTTAATAAAGCTTGGTTACATCATATTCATTTCAATCCACATCATTGGCAACATTGGATATTATACAACGATAATCCAACTGAAGGAACTATATTGTTACCAATACCGGATAATTATATAGTTGAAATGATTTGTGATTGGTGGTCTTTCTCTTTTGCTAAAGGTAACTTATATGAGATATTTGATTGGTATAAAGAAAGAGTTAATTATATACAATTAGAACAAGGTACTAGAGATAAAGTTAATAAAATATTAGCTAGAATGAAAGAAAAATTAGATGAAATAAGCAGTCAAAGACATAATGAAATAGCAGAAAATAGAGATCATATACCTACAGGAGAGAAATAAAATGAGTAAAGAAAAACAACCATTCTTATATGAGTATCAAATGGATGCTGTAAAAAACATGCGTAATGGATGTATATTAAATGGTGGAGTTGGTTCTGGTAAATCTAGAACTGCTCTCTATTATTATTTTAAGGAACAAGGTGGAAAAGTAGAACCAGAATTTACACCACCAAAAAAGAAACCTAAAGATTTATATATCATAACCACTGCTCGAAAAAGAGATACTCTTGAGTGGGAAGGTGAATTATCTCATTTCTTAATGTCTACAACCGACAAACAGAAAAAACGTTATGGAAACATAATTAAAGTCGATAGTTGGAATAATATTAAGAAATATGCAGACGTTACCAATGCTTTCTTTATATTTGATGAACAAAGAGTAGTTGGTTATGGTTCTTGGACAAAAAACTTTCTAAAGATAACTAAATCAAATGATTGGATATTATTGTCAGCTACACCTGGTGATACATGGAGTGATTATATACCCGTATTTATAGCAAATGGATATTATAGAAATAAAACTGAATTTGCTAGAGAACATATAGTTTACTCACGATTTAGCAAGTATCCAAAGATAGAACGCTATTCAAACACTGGAAAACTTATACAATTAAGAAATAGAATATTAGTAGATATGGACTTTAAACGTAAAACTAACGCTCATCATGAAACAATTTGGGTTGATTATAATAAAATAGCATATAAAACAGCTATGAGATTGCGATGGGATCCTTATAAAAATGAACCTATGCAACAAGCAAGCACTTTATGTTATGTGTTGAGACGAATTGTTAACGAATCAGATGATCGTTTGCTTATGTTATATGAACTATTAGAGAAACATAAAAAAGTAATTATATTTTATAATTTTGATTATGAATTAGATATGTTACTTAATTTACACTTAGACGCTCTTGATATGGTTCATGGAAGTCATGTAGAAGTAGCACAATGGAATGGTCATAAACATCAACCTATTCCAGATTCAGATAGTTGGATATATCTAGTTCAATATACTGCCGGAGCAGAAGGTTGGAATTGTATTACTACAGATACTATTATATTCTTTAGTCAAAATTATTCTTATAAAATTGTTAAACAGGCATGCGGACGAATAGATAGATTAAATACTCCATATACCGATTTGTATTATTATCACTTAAGAAGTAGGAGTGGTATTGATTTAGCCATATTTAAAGCTTTGAAAGAGAAAAGGAATTTTAATGAAAATAAATTTGTTAGTTGGTAATAAATACAAATAGGAAGGAGTAATAGATATGTTAAAATATGAATTTGTTAAATGTATGGACTTAAGAGCTATATTATGTGAAAAAATTAATGGATCAATATTTGTTGGTAAGGATGAATATGGTTTCCATATAAATATTCATGGAGGTCCAAGTGTAACATGTAGAATTAATATAACAGACGATTTAGCTAGATCTACTAATTTAGATCAAATAGCTGATAAAGTATATTGGGAATATCGTAAGTTTATAATAAATAGATTTTTTAAAAGTTAGGAGGCAACTTTATGAAAATTAGATATGGTAACAGATTATTTGAGTATATCAAACTAGGTGTTGGATTCTATATTGGTTATACAGCAGCAAAAGTTATAGATAATGAATTAGGAAAATTTGTAAAACCAGTAATAGATAAATTAAAAGAAAGAATTTAATGTGAGGCCCATACTGGCTTCTATTTATATTTTTAGAAAGGAGAATAAAATGGAGGTAAGAAGAATTAAACCTCATGTTATGCATCAAGATATAGGAGGCAAAGAATTTACAGTCGATGAAGGTATAACTAAAGATCTTACAAATGATAAAGTATTTCATATGGGGATGATAGACGGTAATTGGGCATGTTATAATTTTATTCAACGTAGAAGAGATTTTAAACATGACTTTCCTCATAAATTATATTATGGTAAAGTTGGAGGTCTTGGTTATATTGTTTCAGAAGACGAATTAGAGCTAAAGGAGGAAAAGTAATTTGGAAAGAAGAATTATCGAAGTATATGGTAGTTCTGAAAACTTAGATAAGTTTGAAGAATTATGTAGACATATAGAATATTTAGGAAATATAGGTGCTAGTAGAAATTTATTAGTTAGAATTGATGGTGATGGTAATGGACAATTACAATTTAAAAAACATGGACAGAGATTAAATAATCATGAGTATTCAAGTGATCAAGAAACTACTAAAACAGCTATATCTGGTACTTATGATATAGGAGGTTAATATGGAAAATATTGATAAAATAGTAGACTTTGGTGAATGGTGTTGTAAATGTAAACATTTTGATTTGCCAGAATGTATGGATCCTTGTCATGATTGTTTGAATAATCCGACTAATACAAATTCTAGAAAACCAGTAAGATGGGAAGATATTCCAGAAAAAGATAAAAAGAAAAAGGAGAAAAAATAATGGATCCTATAGAATATAAACAAACAATTATCGAAAAGATAGTTCATAAATTAAAAATGATATTTAATAGAACATATAGAGACGAGCAAAAAATTAAACAATTAAATATTGAAATAGCTGATATGAGTAAATCACTTCAGGAAAATGGAGAAAAATTACATATGGCGATGAGTAATTTTGGAACTTCTTGTGCTAAAGCGGGTGAAGCAATGATTCAATTTAATCATGTAATACCACCAAATGTATTAAGAGAGTTATATAACTTACCGCCTATAAAATAATGGAGGTGAGTATATGGACGAAACAAATCTTGAAGATGAAACAGTTAAATGTCAATGGTGCGGACAAGAACGAATACCTATAAAACAAAAATCAAATGCTAGAGGATATGGTTTTTATGGCTGTTGTCCTAAATGCGGAAAAGAAACTGTTGTCGAAGAAATTGAACAATAGAAAGGAGAATAAACATGGCAGAAAAAAGAAGATTTCTTACTGAATGGGAATTAATAGATAATATTAGAACATGCGCTCAATCTATAGACGATAATGCTGAAAGTATATTAGGTGATGAAAGATATTTTAGTGATATAACTGTATCATTTAAAATAACTAGAAACCCGGATGATGTTTTACAAATTAATGTGTCTAGAAATTTCTTACCTGAAAAATCTATAGAAGATGAAAAAACATATAAAGAATTAAAAAAGAAAAAGGAGGCAAAACATGGCAAAAAGTAGAGAGGAGATATTTGCCACAAGTGGTATAAAAATTAAAAAGGAAGGATTAGATGGTTTTGGAGGTTCTGTCTATCCTGTCGAATTTAAAAATGGTAAAACTAAGATTATTACAGACTCAAGACGAGTATTAAATTTTATATTTTCAACTCGGATGTGGGTTTGAACATTTATCAGTGTCTACAACGGTAGGAATACCTAGTTGGGAACAAATGTGTTTTATGAAAGATATATTTTGGAATAAAGATGAAGTATGTATGCAATTACATCCAAAAGAAGAGGATTATGTTGACCAAATGAGATATTGTTTACATATTTGGAAACCGATTGATAAAGAAATACCTGCACCACCAAGTATAATGGTTGGATTTAGAAAAGGTAAAGAAGAGGAAGACAAAGAATTATTAAATAAATGGAAAGATCAAATGCCAAGATGGTCATAGAAAGGAGAATAAAAATGGAGGCAGAAGAGAATAAAAAAGATTTAAAACCAAAAAGTAAAAGAGGTTTAAAAAAGAATAACACATCAATGCCAGACATAATTAGAACAACAGCAAAGGCTATACATTTATATTTTGAAAATAAAAAAGATTATGACGATATAAAAGATATACCTAAAGATATGATAATAACAGAGTTCTTACGTCAAAGAAAAGAGCTACATGATATTTATGTAGAACATAAAATAATGAAAAGAATACTTATAGAACATGGATTATGGGAAGAATTACTTAACGATGATGAGTTCTTAGAATTTCTTAGAGAAGATTATGAAGGTTAATAAATAGGAGGATTATAAAAATGAATATTCAAAAAACAGATAATTATGAAATGTTTAAATTTAAAGATGAAAATAGAGAAATAAATTTTAATAAGGTTAGTAGTTTAAAATCTAGATTAATTAACGATGGAAGACAAATTATACCAATAATATGTAATTCACAAATGGAAATAATGGATGGACAACACAGATTCAAAGCTTTAAAAGAATTAGGATGGCCTATTATGTATTATATTGATGATTCAGTTAGTAGCCACGACTTAATATCTATCAATAATTCACAAAGAAATTGGGGATTAAATGATTTTATACATTACCATGCTAGTTTAGGTAACGAAACATTCAGACAATTGGAGGATATTATTAAAGCATATGAATTTCCACTTAAAGCAATATTAGCAGCTATATTCGGAGGAAGATATATTAAAGAACATAAAATTAAAGATGGGGAATTAGTTATATCTACAGAAGATTTAGAAAATGGAATAGCAGCACTAAATTATTTACAAAAAATACAAGAAAGTATTAAAATAAAGATAATAAGTCCAGCTATATTTTTCTTCTTAATAACCAAAATATACTATTTAGAAGATATAGATAGGGATAGGTTATTTAATGGTATTATTAAAAATTATGGTACTGAAAATTATGGAAATGCAGAACAATGTGCTCAAGTACTAGAAAAATGGTATAATAAAAACTTTAGAAATTATAGATATATTTCTAATGAGATAATGCCAAAAAGATAGGAGGAAAAAGTTGTGAGTTTATATAATAAATTATTTAATGAAAATCCAGACGCAGCTGTTTTAATTGGTGTATTAGGTCTTAACAAAGAAGTGTTCGGACGTTATAGAGATATTTACTTAAACACAGAGGGTACCGAGATAACTGTTTACACTAGATGTGGCGGCGGTAATAGAACTGAGTATGAACGAGTATTTGAAATGATGAAAAAACATCCTAATTATATTTCTGACTGGGATGATTCATTTGATAATACTTACGCTTATATTAAGTTTAGTGTACCAGAAAAGTATTCTGATATGTGTAAAAAGATAGCACCTAAGGAAACCCCATTAAATGTACATGAAAAGTTTGAACAGGAAACAAAAGCTATGGACAATGATGATCCTGAAGCTATGAAAAGAGCTATGGATGTTTTTGGACCTATTATGGCGGCTATAGAAAAAGACTTAAGAGATAATCCGCCAGATGATGACAATGGACCTACTATAAGATTCCTAAAAATTTAATACCTAAGAGATTGGAGAGAAATTATGGGATTAGAAAAAGCGATAGAACATCGGAAAAGAACATAGAAAAGAGTATAAAGATGGAAGAAGATATTTAATGTCTTATAGAAATCATAAAGCAAACTCTCAAGCGAAGAAAAGATTAGATAGGAGAATAAAAAGAAATAAACGGTATGTACACCGAGGAGGATATTGAAAAATGAAAGTAAAATTAGATGGTAAAGAATACTACGCAAAGAAAAGTAGAAATGCACCATATGTATTTGTTTACAAAAGTTTCATACGTTATATTATAGATGATTTAGATTTAGATTTATCTTGGAGATATTTTATAAAACAAATTAAGGAGGATTGAAAAATGGATAGTAAAAGACTATTAATAGATTTTAAACCAGAAGTAATGCAATTGATGATAGCTGAACCAAAACCTGAAAGCAAAGAAGTTACTATACTAAATGTTATTAAAGGTAAAGAAGCATTAGATTTGTATGATATTTTAACTGGAGGTAAAAAGAATGACTAAAGATGAAGAAATTAAGAAATTAAAATCAGAATTAGCATCTAAAGATGAGCAACTTAAATCGTATATACCTAGGAGACGTGTAAGACGTGTTTATAAACAATTAAAACACATTTTAGAGCAAGATTTAATAGAAGAAAACAATGGATACATTAATTATTTAAAAGTCGTTATAAGACGTTTTAGAGGTGATAAAGATACCCCTGGTAATAAAGAATTCATGATCGATGAACCAACAATTGTAGCTATAGAACATCTATTAGGATATTTTGAGAATTCGAAAGGATGGTAATTATGGATGATTTAGAAAAGGAACAATTAGAGAGAATAAAATTTATGATAGATGATGGATATGGTATACCACATGAGGATCTTAATTTTATGCATCATTTAATTATACGTTTAGATAAAGAAATAGATATGATGTCTGATAAATTAACTACAGATTATCATAGTAAAGATTGGGTTAAGAAATATTATGCCGAAGAAGCACAAAATAAATTAGAAAAAGGAGAATAAACAATGAAAGTAATGATAAGTTTACCTATGTCTGGGGAACCAGATTCTTTCGTTAAGATGAAAATTGAGAAACTAACAGAGAAATTTAATAAATTACATATTGAAGTTTTAGATAGCTTTATAGAAGATGAAATGCCAAGTTATTATAATAACGAAGGATTATACTATATGGCTAGATCAGTAGATATTATGGCCAAATGTGATGCTATATATTTTGCTAAAGGATGGCAAGGATCAAAAGGATGTAATATTGAAAGAAAAATTGCAGAGTCTTATGGACTTAAAATATTAGATGAAGATTTCTTAGAAGAACCAGTAGTAGAATCTGTTAAGTATTTTGCAGATAATCAAGTATATGGTATGGAGGAAAGTAGAGGTATGTTAGCTCCTGATACGAATCAAAGAAATTTTGGTCCTGATGATAATCACATACCACATTTAGATTAGTGGGAGGTATATATGGAAGATTTAAGAAACGAGTTTATACCAATAGAGGATACAAATGAAGCAAGAGATAAATTTGGTCATAACTATGGGTCAGAAACAAAAATATTAACTATAAAAAATATTGAAGAGTTAAGAAAAGGTAAAATACTTGCCACTGATATTAATGGTGGTGAGTATACTTTATTTTTAGAATTAGAAAAATGTGGTGATAAAGAGTGGCAACATTGTAGGGTCGAAAAGATGGGATGTATAGGTTGTTATTATGATCATGGAAAGGAGAAACAATGAATTATATTTTTCTTGATGTAGATGGCGTGTTAAATAATAAAAAACATTATAAGAAACAACATAAAAAATATGGTGGTAGGTTCTTTATGGAGGCTATGCCGTTTAATCCGAGATCTCTTAAAAATTTACATAAAATATTAAAAGCTACAGATGCTAAACTTATATTAAGTAGTTCTTGGAGAGGGTCGGATAGATGTATGATTGTGTTAAAAGCTAGATTAGCAGAATATGGAATTAAGATATCTGATCAAACAGATTTTATAGACGGTAAAAGAGGAATTGAAATTAATAAATGGTTACAAGAAAAAGGTATGAAAAGAATTATATACGCTGATAATAAACCTGTAGAAGTATTGGATTGTAATTATATTATTATAGATGATGAAGATTATGATCTTATTGATTGTGGTTTTGAAAGTAAAATGATAAAAATAAATTCATACGTAGGATTAACTTGGAGTAAGACTAGGGAGGCTATTAAAAAATTAAGGAGGTGATTTATATGGATCCAGTTATAGTGTTAGAACCACATATGAATGGTTTTGATATTGATGATTTAGATGGTACTATAACAGTTAAAGAATTAAAAGATTTTTTAAATAGTTATCCAGATGATGCTAAAGTTTGTATATCTACTACTGATAGTTTATATTATGCAACTTTAACAGAAGGAAGTATATCCGTTAGTTATGTTGATAATAAAGATAAAACCAATGATAATGAGGAGTGATATTTATGATTAAAACTAAATATTACAATAACAATGGTTGGACTATATATGAATGTGATAGATGTCATAAAGAAATTAATAAGTTTGAGACTTATAGAGTTAACATACGTTTTTTGAAAAAAGATAAAAATGTAAAGACTATGCATTTGTGCAAACGTTGTGTTCAGATTAGTCTAGCTATTGTAAATAAAAAATTAGGAGGTGGTATTGATGAGGGATCCAAACAGAATTGATCCTTTCTTAAAAGAAATAGGTAATATTTGGAAAAAGAATTGTCCTGATTGGAGATTTGGTCAATTAATAGAAAATGTATTTGGTGAATCAAAATATATCACCTTCTATATGGAAGAACCTAGGATGGTTCAAGAATTTAAAGAGTATTTTAATAGAGGTAAAAAGACAAGGAGGAAAAAGAATGAACCGAGACGAAAGGAAAGTTAAAGAATTCGAAGATGATATTACAGATGAAGAAAAAGAGAAATTTAATATGTTCCTAAAATTTAAAATTAAATGGACTATATGTTGGATGATATTTATACTATTATTATGTGCTATATTTAATAATGGATGGAGTTTATTTCTATTAATTATTATGTTAGTTGGAATAATGTAGGAGGTTACTATGAAAATAGAATTTATTAGATCTATATATCCATGGCAAAAATGGAATAAATTTATTAAACCTAGAAGATTAACATTAAAACAAAATCCACCAATATATAGATGGTTATGTTTTATTATAACATTTAAAGAAAAAGATAATAAAGAGAACTTATACAAACGTAAACATAAACAAACATGTTTTTGCTATTGTCCTGAATGTAATGCTGAATTAATTAGTACCGGACATTTACTTGCTGATTTAGATTGGGTATATTTTAAATGTAATAATTGTGGTAAAATAAGTGTTTGGGATTTTGATGCACCTTGTCCTATATTAAAAGATAGTTTAAATAGAGTAGATATCGAAGCTTATGAAAGAAATTATAGAGGTATATGGAAAGAGGTGAATAAATAAATGGCTGTTGCTAAAAAGTGTGATAGATGTGGTGAACTTTATGAATATTATGGTAGAGAAAATGTAGATGATTATAAGAATAAACAGAACAGTGTTATGATATGTAATATAGATGAGTCTGGAGATAAGTATTATAATAATGGATTGAAAGATCTATGTCCTAATTGTTTAAGATCATTTAAGACTTGGTGGGATGAACATAAGATTCATAAAAGTATTTGTGATGATATAGTACAATCCGATGCAGAAGATTAGGAGGAAAATAAACATGGGAAAAAGTAAACATGTAGGTAATAAACATTTATATTTAGGGACAAGTAAAAATCCTAAACGTATGGACATGTACCTAGATGATGTTGTTACTGGTAATAGCAATGTTTGGAAAAAAGATGATAAAGCTTTATTAAAAAGAATAAATGAAGTTAGAAAAAATATGAAGGAGAAAGATATTTTAGAGGAAAGTAAAAAGGAGGCTACTTACAATCTTCCATCTTTCTCTTATACTATATTTGCAAAAGGGAGGCAAAGTAAATATGGAAACAAATTATGAAGAACTTTGGACAGAGTTTAAACAATGGGTTGTTAATTACAATATGTTGTATAAACCAAGAACAAACGAAGTACCGGGTACGGACGGTAGGTATTGTGTAGCTATTTCTTGTGAAGATTTGGTAGAAAAAATGAACGAAATGGAGAAAAGAACTTAATAAAAATATAACAGATGTGTTATAATTGGTTGGAAAAAGTTTGTTAAAATATTTGTTAAAAAAGTTTACTAAAATTGTAAAAAATGTGAAAAATTGCTATTTTTTGGGTTTTTTGTCGATTTTTAAAAATAAAAATAAACATTTTCAAAAAAAGTTTACCCGGCGAAACCCTTGCGGCTGTAGGGTTTGATTGATTTTGGTAAAGATAAAAATATTTTTATTATTATTAAAAAAAAAAGAAAATATAACATATATGTTATAAAATACAAAAATATATATAATATAAAAACAAACTTTTTTTTTACCAAAAATATAACAGATGTGTTATAATTGATTAGAAAGGATAATATTATGAATTTAATTGATGATTATAAAACAAAAGAAGCATTAATGCATATAGATCCATTCAAAAAAATAGAAGATTATTTAGAAGTTGGATGGGTTAGCGAATATGATTTAATAATATATACTTATGATAATAGAGTAATACATTATGATGATACAATAAAAGGTTCTAGATATTTAAGATATGATCCTAGAAATTCTAAAACAGTAAATGAAACAATTTTTAATATGGAATTTAAAAGAAGATTAAAAGATGAAATGCAACGAAAAAATATTACACAAGAAATGATGGCTGATATGTTAGATACACAACAACCAGCTATAAGCAGATATATAAAAGGAACTGTTATGCCTGATATATATACTGTATATAACATATGTGTTATATTAAATTGTAATGAAGAAGATTTAACTTATAAATTTTATAGATTAAAGTAGGAGGTAATAAAAATGTTATATGATGCAATAGCAGTTATATTTTTCTTATTAGCTGTGTTTGGAAAATTTGATACAGATATTATGATTAAATTATTTATGGTGTCTGGATTATTCGCAGTATGTGGTGCTATTACTACAACATTCAAATCGTTTTTTGAAGTAATGAATAATGCACTTAATAAGACAAGTGACGCTTTAGATAAATTTAAAGAAGAAAATAAAGAATACTTTAAAAAAAAGTAGTCGCGAAATTATCATCCCCTGTTATAGGGGAGAAGTAAAAATATGGATGAACGGCCACTTTTGGTTTTTCATGTGTATTTTATTTTTAGACATAAGAAGGAGGAGAGATTATGAGAGAAAATAAATTTCAATCTAATCTTAAGAAGGAACTTAAAGAAATGTTTCCAGGGTGTATGATAACAAAATTAGATTCTGGAGATATTCAAGGTATTCCTGACCTACTTATTCTTTACAAAGATAAATGGGCGACTTTAGAAAACAAAAGAAATGCTAAAGCCACACATCAACCTAATCAAGATTATTATGTTGAGAAGATGAACAACATGTCATTTTCAAGTTTCATTTATCCAGAGAACAAAGATGAGGTTTTAAAAAAACTTCGTAAGAAATTTAAAGAATAAAGGAGGAAGAAAAATGTTTTTTAATAGACATCATGAGTTAGAGGGTTTACATGCTCCATTTGGTGCTAGTAAATCTAGTTGGCTTCGTTACAATGATGATAAAGTTGTAGAGGTTTACAGAAACATGCGTGCTGCTGAAATGGGCACCAGACTTCACGAGTGGGCAAAAACTACTATTGATCTTGGAATTAAACAACCACGTTCTAAAAAAACTATATATGCATATGTTAATGATGCTATTGGTTTTAAAATGCAAACAGAAGTCGTTTTATTTTACTCTGAAAGATTTTTCCGGTACTGCCGATGCTATATCTTTTAGAGATAACACTTTAAGGATATTTGACTTAAAGACTGGAAGTAGACCGGTACATATTGAGCAGTTAGAAATATATGCTGCTTTATTTTGCTTGGAGTATAAAGTTAAACCGGGTGAAATAGAAATTGAATTAAGAATCTATCAAAATGATGAAGTGTTAATTCATAAACCTACAGCTGAAGATATTTTACATATAATGGATAAAATAATTCATCTAAACAAATTATTAGAAAAAATTGAAAGGGGTGTGTAACTATGAATCCAATCGCTAAAGAAATAGCTGGATATTTAGGTTCAGCAGAAATGTCTGATGAAGAATTTTTAGAGCATTATGGTATGCCTAGAAGATCTGGAAGATATCCATGGGGTTCTGGTGAAAACCCATATCAACATGGAGTTAACTTTCTTGCAAGAGTAGACATGTTGAAGAAACAGGGGTGGACTGAAACTCCTGAAAATATTAAGAAAGAATTTGGTATGAATACTACTCAATATCGTAGAGAGAAGAGATTAAGTATTAACGAGCGTCAAGCTGATCAAATCGCTACTGCTAAACGACTTAAGGAAAAAGAAGGTATGGGTGCTACTGAAATTGGAAAGAAGATGGGTGTTAATGAATCAACAGTAAGAGGTTGGTTAAATGAAGACCATCAGAAGAGAGTGAGTGAAGCTCAAAAATTAGCAGACTTTCTTAAAGAACAAGTTGATAATAAGCGTATGGTTGACGTTGGAGCCGGTGTTGAAAAAGAATTAGGCAATGTATCTAAAGAAAAACTTGATACAGCACTTTATATTCTTGAAAGACAAGGTTATCATGTTTATAAAGGTGGTATACCTCAACCGACTAATGTTAATCAACAAACAAATCAAAAAGTATTAACTAAACCGGATGTTAAACATAAAGAGATTTATGAGTATGATAAAGTTCAAACTATAAATGATTATGTTACAAAGGACAGAGGTAATACATTTGAAAAGAAATTTACATATCCTACAAGTCTTGATTCTAAACGTCTTCAGATATGTTATGATGAAGATGGTGGAACTGCTAAAGATGGTATTGTTGAACTTCGTAGAGGTGTTCAAGATCTAGATTTAGGAGAAGGAAAGAAGTATGCTCAAGTTCGTATATTAGTAGATAAAACACATTATATTAAAGGTATGGCAGTATATGCTGATGATTTACCAGATGGTGTAGATGTTCGTTTTAATACTAATAAAAAACGTTCTAAATGTCCTAAAAAAACAGATGTGCTTAAAGAAATTAAGAAGGATCCAGATAATCCATTTGGTTCTAATATTAAAGATGCGGATCTTGGTGGACAATATTGGTATACTGATAAAAAGACAGGTAAAAAGAAATTAGGTCTTATTAATAAAAGATCAGATGAAGGAGACTGGACAGAATGGAAAGATGCCTTACCTTCTCAATTCTTATCTAAACAATCAAAGAATTTAGCTAAGAAACAATTAGAATTAGCTAAAGCTGAGAAAAGAGAAGAATATGATCAGATAATGAGACTTACTAATCCTACAGTTAAGAAATATTATCTTAATAAGTTTGCAGAAAAATGTGATGGCGCAGCTGTAGATTTAAAAGCAGCAGCATTACCTGGACAAAAGTATCATGTTATTGTTCCTAATAATACATTAAAAGATACAGAAATTTATGCACCTGGTTATAAAGATGGTACTAAACTAGCATTAGTAAGATACCCACATGGTGGTACTTTTGAGATACCAATATGTACAGTTAACAATAAGAATAAATTAGGTGAAAAATTAATAGGTAAACAATCTATCGATGCTGTATGTGTTAATGCTAAAGTTGCATCTCGTTTATCCGGAGCCGACTTTGATGGTGATACTGTTATGTGTATACCAACACATGATAGACAAGGTAAAGTAAAGATTACTAGTAAATCTCCAGATAGTCCAGGACTTAAGGGACTACAGAATTTCGATTCTAAATCATATCAATATGATGAAAAGAAAACAGATTCGAAAGGTAATGAACATTATTATCGCAATGGTAGAGAGTTCAAAGTTATGAAACGTACCGACTTAGAGATGGGTAAAATTTCTAATCTAATTACTGATATGACATTACACGGAGCACCAGATCATGAGATAGCTAGAGCTGTTAAACATTCTATGGTTGTAATAGATGCTGAAAAACATAAGTTAGATTACTCACAATCATATAAAGATAATAATATAGGGGCTCTTAAAAAGAAATGGCAAGTTAAAACAGATCCTGATACAGGAGAAGTTATAGGTTATGGTGGTGCTAGTACCATAGTATCTAAAGCAAAGAGTCCAGTTAATGTACCTAAAAGAAAAGGTGAAGCTCATATTAATATTAAAGGTAGTAAATGGTATGATTCTAGTAAACCAGAGGGGTCTTTAATTTATGAGACCGCAGACAAAGAAAAATTATACTATGCCGATGGTAATTATGATAAGAAGACAGGTAAAAGAACTCTATATACTGATAGTGGTAAGAAAGTAGAATACAACATGAATAGTAGGAGGGAACGAGATAAATATGACCCCGTCATGATAGAAAACAAGAAGACAGGCGATATTAGTTTCAAATCTAAAGATGGCTCTATAACATATAGAAGGAAGACCCGTATGACCAAAGACATTCCAGCAATGTCTATTGAAACAGATGCAAATAAATTAGTATCTTCTCGTAAGCATCCTATGGAACTATTGTATGCTGATTATGCTAACAGTATGAAGATGTTAGCTAATAAAGCCCGTCTTGAATCAAAAAGAACAGGTAATCTTAAGTATGATAAGAATGCTGCTAAAGTTTATGCTAAAGAAGTTTCTTCATTAGAAACACAACTGAATAATGCAGAAAAGAATAAAATAAAAGAAAGAGCAGCTACTAGAATAGCTAATACTAATATACAAAGAAAATTAGATGCTGATCCTGCTATGAAGAAAGATGATGTTAAGAAACTATCACAAAGAGAAATGACCAAAGCTCGTGAAGAAGTTGGTTCTGTTTCAAGAAGAAAAAGAAACATAAACATTAGTGATAAAGAATGGGAAGCGATACAAGCTGGAGCTATTAGTGAGAATAAACTTAAAAAGATTCTAGATAACTCTGATCCTGACATTTTAAGAGAAAGAGCAATGCCAAAACAGCAAAGAGGTTTAACCAATGCACAAATAAATAGAATAAAAGCTATGAGTGCATCTAATTTCTCTATCGCCCAGATCGCTGAAAAGATGGGTATATCTACATCAGCAGTATCTAAGATTCTGAAAGGAGCGAAATAATTATGTTAAAAGAAAATGACACAAATAAAACTAAAAGAAAGAAAATTCATATAACAACTTTCGATAATCCTTTTAATCCTTTTGACGATTTTGCTTCTTGGTTTGATTATGATATGGAGAAAGGTTATTGTTCTTGTGAAAGAGTTGCAAGATTAGCAAATGTCACAGATGATATGACAGATTTAGAAAAAGAAATGGAAACAGAAAAAGCTATAAAAAGATTAGTTGAAATTGATCCATTAAACTTATACCAAATAATTAGTACATTTGAAGACTAGAATGACTAGTGGAGGGGGTCTCGCGACCAACACCCCCCGCCGTCATA